CCGATTAAAAATTTCCGGCCAGACCAAAAAGCAATCTCTGACCTGATTAATTATCCCAATACCATCCAACGGGGACAGTTCCACCGCATTGTCATGAGTTATCTTGACCTCTACGGGGAAGCCCCGATATTCCTGCATAAAACTACCGAGCAATCAGCCATCACGATGTTGGAGATATTAAATCCCGTGTCATTGCAGGAGCAGACACATACAAGCCCTGATGGGCGGATTATGTTGACTGGATGGCAATATGGGAATCTGAAGATTGAGCCTTGGAATCTGATTAATATCAGATATTTCAATCACTCTAACCCCTTCCGTGGACTGTCTCCACTCGACCCTGCCGGTATTCCATTGCGTGAATCCTTCTACGCAGACCAGTTCAATGAGGCATTTTTCCGCAACGGGTGCGACCCCGGGGGCGTGTTGATTGCCAAGAACCTGGGCGACACTGCCAGAAAATTGTTAGAGAAATCGTTTGAGGATAGACACTTAGGGCCGACTAACGCAAAAAGAAATTTAATAATTGAGGGAGATGGCGACTATAAGCCGCTGCCAGTTAATAATCGGGATATGGAGTATGCCAGGCTAAAAGAGACATCTGTGAATGAAGTTTGCATGGTTTTCAATATTCACCCCGATATTATCAAACCTTCATCTGCCGCAAAACTGTTTGATGACCGCAGCATTATAGCCAAATCCTATTGGGAGGATTGTATAATTCCCCGCTGCCGGTTGATTGAAGACCCGCTCTATTATGGCTTGTTTGAGAAAACCGTTGGTATCTGGTTCGAATATGACCTGTCGGGCGTGAAAGCCCTGCAAGATGACTTTGATAAACAGGTAACAATAGCCATAAAACTTCAGCAGCTGGGTTACACCCTGAACCAAATCAATCAGAAATTAAACCTTGGCATGGATGATGTTGAATGGGGTGATGAGAATCCAGGAGCATTTAATCTTGACTTGCTACAGCCCGCAGCCCCTGCCGATGGAACTCCTACACCTGCTGACAATGCGGCGAAATTGGCTCTGGCTAATCAAAATAACGATAACAAGCAAATTGTCCGCAAGTCGTTCACGAAGGCGCAGAAATCGGCAATCTTCGAGGAATTTAAACAGCTCCAAGAACCTCTTGAGGCGAAATTCAAATCGAAAGTGTCCCGGTTCTTTTTTGAACAGCGGAATAAGGTCTTGAAACGCCTCAACGCCGATATTGACGGGAAGTCATTTGCTAAATTCAGCCATAACCTGATTAATGACGATGAAGAAATCGCATTGCTCAGAAAATATCTTGAACCACTGTATGAGCTGGGCTTAAAAGCCGGGGCAACCTCAACCGCAAAACGGGTATCAGATGTTGGATTTGTATTCTCCCCATTGGATGAGCGCTTTCAACGGTGGAGCAATAAGCGATTAAAAGAGATTCTGCCTAACATCGTGGCAAATTCAAAACGAATCATTATGAAAAATGTATCCGAAGGAATTGCCAACGGTGAATCTATAGACCAGATTGCCAAGCGGGTTAGGGAATCATACAACATGGTTGCCAAGCGTTCATTCACCATCGCCCGCACCGAATCCGCAAGCATGATTAACGCTGGGCGCTACGAATACATGAACGGTTCCCCCGATATTGCCAATCACGTTTGGGTTACGGCAGGGGATGAAGCTGTCCGAGCAGAACATCAAATTGACGGGGAAGTGGTGCAAGTGGGAAGCAAGTTTTCAAATGGCTTGCTATTCCCGAATGACCCAAGTGGTGAGGCGTGGAATGTCATAAATTGCCGATGCACGACAGTGCCGGAGGAAAATAATGAGTAAGAAAAATGAAGAAATAGCCATTAAACCTGGAATCGTAAAAGGTTTTTATGGTGTCATCAAGTCAGAAACCATAGACGAAACCGCCAAGACGGTGTGGGTCAAGGTTTCCGATTCTTCCCTTGACCGAGATAATGAAGCAATCCTTACCGATGGATGGGACTTTAAGAATTACATGAAAAACCCCATCTTTATCGCCTGTCATGATGCGTGTGAGCTAATCAGTATTATCGGCAAGACCATTAATATCGAAATTCGACCCGACGGGCTTTATCATCAATTCCAATATTTTGTTGGGCAAGGTAACGAAACCGCAGATTGGGCATGGACATTGGTTAAAAATGGTATCGCTTCATTCTCAGTTAGGTTTTATCCTCACTCCGTGCTTTATCCGGGGGATGACGTATTCAACCAGGTATTCCAGAAATTCAGCGAGACTTGGGGCGGTAAAGTTCCCCGGGCTATATTCGATAAAAATATTGAATTACTGGAAGTGTCGCAAGTGGTTATTCCGGCTAATCCGAACGCTGTCCTTGAAGCCCGGAAATCAAGCGATAAATTTATCAGTGATGTTGCCAAACAGATTCAGGAAAAAAATCTTTTGGACAAATCCCCCACCGTGATAAGCGGAGAGGACCCAGCCACTACCCCAAACCACACAAGCCCTCCTTCTTGCGATGGAAAACTCCCGGCTGACCTCTCCGCCGCTTTGAAATCACTCACCACGGATGACCTTTCCTTCATTCAAGACCTATTCCGTAAAGTCATTCGTGAAGAAATGAAACCATTGTTGGAGATGTTTAATTCTGACAATGGCGATATATCAGATACCTTCCCTTACACTCCTGCCAGTCCAGACGACAATGGCAAGGCGGTGCAACAGGAAAAGTATAAATGTGATTTAAACCAAATCAAGAATGTTATCGAGAAACAGGCTGACGAGCTGAATCAAGCCATCGCCGGGATGTTTCCGAAACACAAAAAAAACTAAGAAAGGAATTAAAATGGCTGAAGAAAAAACCATGACCATTCAGGATTTACAGCAAGAATTACTGGCAAATCACAAAAGCACGTTAAAGCAAATTGAAGATTTGTCAACTCTTATCCAAAGCAGCACTGTCAATAAAGATGAGATTGGCAAGCAGATTGACGAATTAAAGGCGAAACAGGCAACCTTGGAAGCACAAATCAAGAACACTTCACAGGGCGCCAGTGTGGATATTTCCAAAAAAGAAGCCGCCAAATTCAGTTGGGCGAAATGCTGCAAGGCGGTTGCCACTGGAAAATGGGACGGTGCAGATTTTGAAAAAGAAGTTTGTGAAGCTGCCGAAAAAAACATGAAGGCAGCCACTGACCACACCACCACCACTGAATCGGCATTAATCCCGGTTCAGGTATTAGCAGGAATTATTGAGCCTTTACGGGAACAAAGCCCGCTTGGTCGCTTGGGCGCTACTTTCCTGCCCGGGTTAATCGGACAGAGAGTCGAAATCCCTGCGTTAACCGGAAGCACTACCGTTTATAACGTGGCTGAGGGTGCGGCTGCCACTCAGAGTAAAGTAACCACCACTAAAAAAAGCCTCGAACCTAACAAGTTTGTCGTCTATGTCGGGATGACCCGTGAGGCGATGGACTTTACCCAGCCCGCCATTGACGCTTTGTTGCAGCAAGACATGATTGCCCAACTCAATCTTGAAATCGGATATAAAGCCCTAATGGGTATCGGCGCAGATTCTGAACCTCTAGGACTTGTCAATATTGACGGAATCACCAAGGTCGCCCACAACGCAGTATTTACCCCGGACAATGTGATTGATTGCGAAGGGTATCTGGATGACGCCCATGCACTTTTTGGTAATCTCGGATTCCTCGCCAACGGTAAGGTCTGGAGGAAACTGCGGAAGCTGAAAGTCGACAATTATACCGGGCAGACCACCAACCAGGCGTATTTGCTGAACACCCTGACCAATCAGAGCCTGAAAGACCTATTGGGGTATAACTTCGAGTCCTTCAGCATGATACCTGTCGCTTCTAATGCCACCTCTACTATTTTTGGTAATTGGGCTGACATGGTTATCGGCTCTTGGGGTGGAATGCGGATTGAACAATCACGAGAAACCGGCGATGCTTTCACGAATGACAAGGTTTATATCAAGGTGGTTACTTACGCCGATGTTTTCGTTCGGCATGATGAGAGCTTCGTGATTTACACCGGCTGCGATGTGTCATAAACCATGGGGGAGATTAAATTCTCCCCTTTTAATCTTTGAAAAAGAAAGGAAAAATTTAATGCGTAAAAGTTTAACTTTACTGATTACTCTCGCCCTCGTGGTTGTCGGCGTGCAGGGATTCGCCCAGCAATCAGCTTACGAATATTGCACGACCTTCAACCAAATCAAGGCACAAGCGATTGACAGCACAGCCACTGTTTACGGAACTGCAATTAATCGTGTGGGTTATGGAAAAGCCCTGTTCGTCTATTCCATCGGGACAACTTCCGGTGCAATGACGACCGTCAGCTATAACATCACGATTCAACACAGCACCGATTCAACCACTTGGAGCACCCTTAGTTCCATTAATGGAGTCGCCCAGACTTGGGGCTTTACCGGCTCACAAGTAACGAGTGCAAATACCGTATTCAATTCTGCCTATGCCAAAGAGGTCAGCTTAAAGAATGCGAGTAAATGGATTCGGGTCAAACTGGATTACACCTACAACGGGGATACCAGTTTAACTCTCGGCACTTCCATTGTTGCGATTCTCGGAGATAAGAAATATAGACCGTAGCCTCTGGCTATGAAGCGATAAGCAGGAGGGGGAGACCGGCTTCCCCTCCAAAATGAAAGGAATAAAAATGAAAATCAGAGTAATTCCTCCGTTTGCATTTAAACTTGGGAACACCATATACAGGATGGGTTCTGAGCTTGAGGTTGACGAGAAAGATAATAAAGTCGCCGAAGCATTAAAAATCCAGAATGGTAAATGGGAAGTAGTGGGCGGAGATAGGAAAGCCACTGAAGGTAAAACTAAACAGGTAACTGAAGGGAAAACTAAATAACCATGCTTCTGGAATCACTCGCCAATATCAAAGCCTTTATGGAGTGCGACACTCAACTTGGAACGACCTACGATGCACTTCTGACGACTCTTATTCAAGGCACAAGCGAGTATTTCCAGACATACACCGGGCGCCTGTTTGAATCCGCTGCCCGAACGGTTTATTTTGACGGGGGGCGCAGAATTTATCTACTCAACGCCTTCCCGATTTCTTCTTCTACCGTTCCAGTTATCACCGTTAATGGTGAGTCGCAGGTTGAGAATGACGACTACTATGTGGATTATGACAATGGACTGATTGAGTTCGCCTACAAGATTCCATCCGGACAGAAGATTGTAAAAATTATTTACACGGGCGGCTACACCTCAACCGACAGCGTTGTGGCAGTTCCAAGCGATTTAAAACTGGCGCTGACATGGCAAGTAGTAGAGGAATTTAACCGCCGGAAGTCGCCCGGTTCATCCTCCATATCTATGCCCGATGGCTCCCGGTCGTATACAGGTGCGCTTGAATTATTGCCACAGGTAAAAGACACTCTCGACCGATACAAGGCGGTGGCGAATCAATGGTAAATGTAAATGGGAAAATCACCGGAACTGAAGGGGTTATTGACCAGCTGAAAAAGCTGAATCCGAAAATTATTGACGCTCTCAAAGATGAAATGAATATCCAATCAAACAATTTATGGAGACACACCACCAGGAAACATTTGTCCGGGCCATCCACCACTGACAGCACCATCAGGGCGAGAACCGGAAACCTGCGTCGCTCGGTCGTTCCTATTATTACCCGTGTTGACCGTAACAACGTTTACGGGGGCATCCAGTTCGGTGCGTTCTACTCAAAGCTCCATGTCGGGAAGGCTGGAACGTCAACAACAATTACCGGAAAACCATGGCTGAAGATACCCTTAGAAGCGGCATTAACCAATGCCGGAAACCTGAAGGCTAAATATTCAGAGAAGAAAAAGGGGCAATTCTTTATCAAGACCAAGACGGGGAATCTTTTATTGTGTGAGAAGAAGGGAAAGAATGACTTTACCCCTTTATTTATCCTTAAAAAGGCTATTACTGTCCCGACCCGTGTCCACCCTGAAGAAATTTTAGAGACAAATAGAATTAAGATTGCTAAAGGATTTTCCAGAGCAATAAGGAAGGCTATTAAAGGTGAGTAAACGAACCGACATATTAGCCAGAGTTGTTACCGATTTATTGGCAGTCAAATATGACGATGATGATACATCGGGATTCCTGAAATATGCCATTGAGGTTGACCGGAAAGCCATCACTGACTTGGATAAGCTCCCGACCCCTTACGCCCTTGTGTCCCTATTGAGTGAGACCAATTCCGGGGATGAATCCGGTGGAATCGGTAGAGAATCATGGACAGCAAGCCTGATTATATCCATTACAGCCCGTGGGCTGGACATGGAAACGGTGTTGGAACAGGTAAATACCGCCATGTATGCCGACAAAAGTTTGAACGGAAACATTGATTATCTTAAGAGGGCGAACACGATTCATATCAATGAAGACCCTTCTGATATTGAGAAGACGCTTCAAATCACTTATGAGCTGACATATTCAACAGCAGTAGGAGGTTGCTAATGAAGATTACTAAAAAAGAAATTCCTGCCGAGGGGATTCGTATTCACGACCAAGCAACGGGTCTGCATTATGACCTTTTCAAGGGCAAATATATCGAAGTCCCCGATGAACTGGCAGAAAGATTATTAAAAATGAAAGGCTTTGAGCCTTATAAAGAACCGAAGAAAGGGGGCGCTGAATAATGCCCAGACAATCAGGAGCAAGTTGTAAATTATCTTTACAAAAAGAATCTGTTTATGGGACAAGTCCATCTTCTCCCAATTTAATACTGATTCCATTTTTGAGCGAATCCATCCAAGCGAATCAGGCAGGTTTGCAGGATGACACTATTACATCAAGCCGGGTCCAGAAAATGCCTGTCCCTGGAAATATAGACGTGGCAGGGTCAATCAATTGCAATCTTTCCGAAACTGGAACCGCTCATTTACTGGCTGCCGCATTCGGGAGCTTCACCCCATCGGGAGCAACCGACCCGTATACGCACACCCTGAAGCCCGGAACTTTGCCGAGCCTGACAATCCAGAAGGACTATACCGACCTCACAAAATATGAGCTGATTAATGGTTGCAAAGTATCAAAGATGTCGTTTTCGCTGTCTCAAAATGGGTTTGTAACATGCAATTTTGACATCAAGGGAAAAACCTCAACCATTTCCGGGACGTCCTTTGACAGCTCAATCACCGAATACTCAAGCGTGTCGGCATACAGCGATTATCATGCTTCTATCACCGAGGGTGGCAGTTCCATTGCTACCGTAAAATCCATATCATTCGAGATGGACAACGACCTTGATGATTCCGGTTATTTCATCGGGAATTCAGGGGTTCGCACCGACCTGCCAGAGGGTAAGGTGAAAGTTTCCGGCACTTTGGTTGCTGCCTTTGACGGGACTACATTGATTGATAAGGCGATTGCTTCCACGGAGACATCCATTATTATCGCCCTGAGTAAAGGCACGACCCCAGCCCGGAGCTGCACGTTTACAATCCCCGAATTGAAATATGAACGAACCAGCCCGGTCATTTCCGGTTCAAAAGGTCTTGAGGTTAGTTTGAAATTTAACGCTTATTATGACGATAATGCCGACGGCACCAGCATTAAATGCGTGTTGGTCAATGGTATCGCCGCTTTATTACCATAGGAGGGGTAAATGGAAACTAAGACTTATAAAATCGGGGAAGACACTTATTACCAGAAACCCATCGTCATCGGGCAGGTTCGGCAATTATCGGAAGCCCTGAAAGATTTTAAATTCAATGCGGCTGACCCTTTTTCTATCGTTAAATCCTTGGGCGAGAACCTTTATAAATGTATCGCCATCGTGTTGATAAAAGAAGGGCAGCCCTTGAAGGATAAAAATATTGATGAGCTGGCAGGGGTGTTGGAATGGGAAATCGGCATTGAACAGGCGGTAGAAATTGTTACCGATTTTTTTATTATCAACCCGATTTCGTCTCATGCTCAGAAAATCGGGGAGGCGTTCAATCAGATTGGCAGGACAGCTTCGACCGGGCAATTGTCGCCCTTTGCCGGGGAGACATTACCAAAAGAGAAGAAATAATCTGGAACTATACGCTTAAAGATGTTGAACCTTTTTAGAGTTTATTCACCGAGAGATATTATTTAGAGAGGCAGTGTTGGGATTCCTGGGAGTCAAGGAATAATATGGCAGACCAAGAGAAAATACAGATAGCGATTGAGGCGATTAATAACGCCAAGTCCGCATTGGAAGACGCTTCCAAGGATGTTGAACGGTATAAAGAGAACTCGCAATCATCCTTAGAATCTCTGAAATCATCCTATGTAGAATTCGCTGCTAAAGTAGCGACTGCCATCTATTCGATTAATAAGGCATGGGATTATGCCAATTTATACGCCAAATTTGAGGAACAAAAAGAAGCCCTAAACAATATCGCCGCAGTCTATGGCACAACCGCTGACGCAGTGATTCAATCGGCACAGGATTCGGCAAAGGGGCTTATCTCCCAGGCTGAGGCAGTCAATTTATTAGCCCAAGCCATGAACTCTGGGCTAGACCCGAAGTATATCAACGCCTATATCAAGGAATTAGAGAATCTTTCCGATGTTACCGGGCAAGACATCCCCCAGGCATTCGATGCATTACAGACCGCCATTGTGGGTGGATTCGAGCGAAGCCTTAGAATGCAGGGAATTATTGATGACTTCGCTTCAGCTGAAAGTAACTACGCCAAGAAACTCGGCATATCCAAAGAACAATTAACACAGAAACAAAAGGTTGAATTGAGGGAACAGGTTGTATTGGAAGCCCTCAAGGCTCGGACAGCCTCACTGGGAGAATCAACCCAGTCCACCGCTGATAAAATGGAAGTCTTTACCAAAAAAGTTGACGACCTTAAATTGGCATTGGGTAAATTGTCGGCAATGGCTATACTGACATCATTCAGCCTGACTGAGCAATTAGGGATTGGGTTGGCTCAAACAGAGAAGATATTTTGGAGTTTCATATCTGCTATTACTTATGGAGATACCGCAATTGGGTCATTTGCCAGACAGAGAATCGCCGACCTGACTGCCTCTATTACTTCCATGCGGAAAGAGGTTCAATCAAATAAAGATTTATTTGACAGCCTGTTAAAAGGTGATTCTGGAACATCGAAAACGGGGGCAGTAATTAATTATGGGGATGGTGGAGCTTCCGCTGCAGCTACTGCCAAGACCAAAGAGAACTTAGATAAATTAAAAGACATTATCCGAGACGCCCGCGAAGAATGGGCGAGAAACCAAGTCTCAGCCGATGAAGCTGAGATTATGGAAATCCGGCAGAAGTATGACCGTGAAATCGCCGAGGTTGAGAAATCAGAAGGAACTAAGGCTGATAAAATTGAGGCGATTCGACTTCTCACCGCTAATAAGAATCATGCCATTCAGCTCAAAGAAATTGAGCAGGTTGAGAAACACTATAAAGAGCAGGTAGAGCTTGCCGAGACTGCATTAAAGCAGGAACAGGAAGCTTATGACGCTCAGGCACAGTATTGGGCTGATTATTTATCCAACCGGAAATCTCTTGACCGTGAGCTTACCCGTGAAGGTCAATCAGAATTAGAGCAACGCCTTGCCGATATTGACAATTGGGCAGAGGACACTATTGAGCGGGTCTATTCGGTTTATGAAACCGAATCAGAAATCCAAGAAGCCATCACTAAGATTCACCAGATACAGGCGACTAAGAAACTTCAGATTAATAATGATTACCTGACCCAGTTGCAGGCGAAAGAGGAAGAGCTAGCAACCGAGCTACAGAGAATCTATGGGTCATATTATGAGGGGTTCGGTGCCGGGATGAGCGAATGGTATAAATCATTAAAGACCGAGTTCGATAACGGGGTAGAGCTTGCCAAGTCCACTGCTGAATCAATGTCTACCGCATTTGGTGATTTCTTTTTCAACATTTTCGAGGGGAAACTAAACTCCCTGGGGGATGTGTTGAGAAACTTCCTATCATCCATTGCCCGGACTGTCTCGAGTCAGCTTGGGAATACCATCACCTCTTCATTGTTCGGATTATTTTCCGGCTCAGTAACATCTGCAGCAACTTCAGGTGTTTCGAGTTTGAGCTTGCCGACTGAGTTGCCTTATATCGGGAAATATGCCACCCAATCAGCCGGATTATCTTCCGTATCATCATCTGATATGGTCTCCCAGCTTGCCAAAGCAATATCGGTTAATGTTGGAGTAACCAATGTCAATAATATCGGCGATACGGTCATTGAGAATATGCTCGCCAAACCCAAGACCCAGCACCTGATAAGGAACATCGTTAAATGACCGCCTCAATAGCATTATATTTTCAGCCACTCGATGACGGGTATCAGGAGAGCCTTTATTATCTGACTGATATTCATAAATCCATCAACGGGCATGAATCGAGGGAAGCCATGATAGCCAGAGAAAAATATAAATGGGTCATGAAATTCATTGAATCAATGGCAAATTCCGGGCTTGGTCAATTCCTGAAGTATGCCCAATCGCAGGATATTTTTATTCCTGTGTGGTCGCAGATGGTTTTTACTGAATCTGAGTCCACGACCAATATTATTTACTGCACGACCACTTATATCGACATCGCCATTAATGACTATGTGATGATTAAGTCCCTCAACGGGACATCGTATGAAATCCATCAGGTGAGTTATACCAACGCCGACCGTATTGGAATAACTGACATCCTGTCAACCACTTGGGCAGCCGGGTCTATTGTCGTTCCCCTGCGTGAAGGCACGATAAAAGAGACGACCGAAAAAGACTTGTATAAGCCTGACCTGATAATTCACTCCATCGAAGCTGAGGAATATTAATCATGGCGACCTATCTTACCTATCCTTTACTGGAAGTTCGCCCGCAATTCTCGCTTTCCGGGGGATGTCATGATGAATTTGTCCTTGTCGGCAACGAATTAGTGAAACGTTCTAAATTCGATTTCTCGCCATTAAATGACGTGTTGAGCAATATCACTTTTGTCTGCCGGACAGCTGCAGAAATGTATGCAGTCAGGAACCATTTTCAAACGGTGCTTGGCAGGTATGGGGCATTTTGGATTCCATCATGGAACAATGATTATCAGCGTTCTGCTCCCGTATTATCCGGGGCGACATCGTTTCCCCTTGTCGGCGATTATGCCCAGTTGGGGTATCAAATCAGCACCGCTGATATTGTAAGGCACGTTTACATCCCTTCTTCCGGGCAAGCTGCCAAGGTATTGTCAATCCTTGATAATGTCATCACCTTAGGGACTGCCTTAACTCAGAATTTGGCAGCCACAAGCCATATTTGCAATCTCTATCTCGGTCGGATGAACAGCGACAGCCTGAGAATTGAGAAGGCGGCTGGAATGTGGAAACTTCAATTTGATTTTATTGAGCTGCAACCGGAGACTCCATAATGCGGGCGATATTATTAAAACTGTCTCATACCTACACGGATTTATCGAATGTGGCTCATACCACGGAATGGCGTTATACAAGTGCCAACGAAGAAATCGCCTATTCATTATCAATTTATAGCCCGATAGCGCTGTCATATGACGAAATCAAAGAGCAAATTGACGGGGGTAATGTAACCCTCACAATGCCGATGGATACTGAACCAATAACGATGTTTAAACAATTTAATCCGGCAGGGGTCATTAAAGCTGAGCTATTCCTTTACCGTTCAGAATCGGATGTTACACGAATTTTCACAGGTAAGATATTGGGAGTGAATTTCAAAGTTGATGAAGCCACCGCAGAGGTCAAGTTAGGTTCATTCCAAAGCCTGTTAAACGGGTCAATCCCTGTTGAAACTTATGGCCCGACTTGTCCATTCCGCTTATTCTCGACCGATTGCGGGGTTGATTCAACTAATTCTTCCTATTACCTCGACCTGTATTATTCTGCGCTCACGATTGACGGGAATAAAATCACCAGTGCCTATTTTGATAATTATGATGATGGATTTTTTACCTTTGGCTACGTTCAGGTGGACAACAGAATCAGCACCATCACCAACCATGTAGGAGCTGACATTTGGATTCAATACTCACTTGGCACGGGTTTATCTGGCACAGATGTATGTCGGTTTTATGCCGGTTGTGATTGTACATACGAAACTTGTCGGGATAGGTTCAGTAACCAAGCGAATTTCCGGGGGTTCCCATTGATACCCGATAGAAATCCCTTTATAGATGGGTGGAAATAGTTATGCCATTCTTTTTAAACCTGATAATCATGGCAGTATTAACCCTGATAAATTGGGTGTTGACTCCCAAGACATCTTCCGGGCAGTCAAAACCGAATCTATCCGAGT